TCAATTCCTTCAAGGCTTTGAGCCTCATATTGCCCCCAATGACCACAAATGTTTCCTCCAAAGGAAACACGATAAGTTCCCGAAGTTTGAGCATTTCGGGGTCATCCTTGAGGCTTTGGACGAGTTTGTGGAATCGGTCATCCCGAATCAGCCTCGGATTCTTGGGAAGCCCCTCTATCTGCCCCACATTGTTGCGGAGCTTATAGAGTTTGATCTCTTTGGTTTCGTTTAGCATCTCGGTTAAAATAGGTTCTTTACCGCTTCAATCCTTGCCTTTGCTATCTCAACATACTCCGCCTCTCGTTCTATCCCGACAAACGCAAAGCCTTCCAGCATCGCTGCCTTGCCCGTTGAGCCTGACCCCATGAATGGGTCGAGGACGATTCCGCTTGGTGGGGTTACAAGTCGGCATAGGTATCGCATCAGGTCGGTGGGCTTGACGGTTGGGTGGTGGTTTTCGCCCCTATCCGCTTTGCTTGCTTTGGCGCAGTAGAAGAAGCGAGCCGAATCCCCAAGCAGGTCGGTGGCCTCCTCGCTGCCATCGTGGATGAAGTTGGCGGGCCAGCGGCCTACGGGTAGAGCCTTTTCACCTTTTGCATAGAAATAATCCCCATAAGCATTTATCCTTCCGTTTTTTATGCCTGTAAATTGTTCCCTTTCCCGTTCTCCCACCCTACACCCATCCACATTAATCGCACCCGTGCCGTGTTGAAGGACATTCTCCGCTACCGTGCCAATCAAGGGCTTCCGTGCTACCGTTATCGGTTCGAGTGCAGGTTTGAGTGCAGTGCCCCAGCCTTGCCATTGCTTTGCTTCGGGGGTGGCGGGGGTGTTTCCAGCGTGTTCGTGATACCCTAATTCCCTTGCCTTAGTCATCCACGGCCTTTCATCCAACTCATTACTTGACCCTTTACCCGCTGTACTATGCGCTGTCATTGGTGTTCGTATGACCTCCCTATCCGCACCCGCAGCCTTATCAATAGCCTTGCTCACATCCAGCGACTTCGGAAACCCCGACCCGTACACCCACGCAATCATATCCCGAATCTCAAAGCCTGCATCCTCAATCCGCACCGCCATGCGGTGCTGCGTTCTCGTTCCTGCAAATGCAAGAAGGTGGCCTCCTGATTTCAAGACACGAAGGCACTCGGCCCAAACCTCAACGCTTGGCACATCGTAGTCCCACCGCTTGCCCATGAAGGACAGACCATAAGGCGGGTCGGTTACAACCGAATCAACGGAGCAGTCGGGGAGGCTTCGGAGAACGCTTAGGCAATCTCCGTGGTGTAGGGTTAGTCTTTCCATTTTGTTTTAGGGTAAATCAATCTCACCGAAGAACGGCCTCTTGTCCACGCTCTTGGATCCCCTGCAAGACCACAATGCTCTTGCGAACCAATTTGGGGAATGCGTCTCCGTTTTGATACCGGCAGAGCGAGAGCAATAATTGTCCCCCTTCGGCGTACCTGGTGCAATCGTGTATCCCGATGCTCCGAACTGAACGGTCTTGCCATCCTTGGTGGCCGTGTATTTCTTTCCCTTTGCGGATGACTTGGTTATCATCCATCCTCTGAACTCTGGCATAGCGTTTATTTTAAGCGTTTGATAATCATATCGTGTGGAGCAGGAGGAATGCCTCCGAAGTACGCAGGAAGCGTGTAGGTGATGAGCGGTATGCGAACCTTGAAGGTTGTGGACATATCGTTAATCCATACCGAAGCGTTGTTCCCTTGATTGGAGATAAGGCATCTGACCTTCTGCCCGAACTGAACCTGGCAGAGATAACGTATCTCCCGAACACCATTCACATACGAGGTGGCGTACATCTTGATATACTGACCTTGTTCGTGAGGCATCCAACATATCCGAACCGAATTGCGCTTGTGGTAAGGGAATCCCGACACGCCCCAAAGTTTGTTGATGCCATACCCCTCCATTCCTGTTTGCTTGTAAAGGCAAGACTCCGTGAACTCGTATTCCCTTTGCCAAATCGTACCGATGGTCGGTAGCATAAAGTCGTTCTCGGCCCAATTCTTTCCCTGCTTGATGATGATTCGTTTCATAGGCTCAAAATTAGTGGTTATTCGGTGAAATAGCTGTCTATGATGGCCTTGGCCGAATCAAAGGAGTTGGCGGTGCAAGCGAGATAACCCTTCTGCAAGAGCCTCTGAATCATCTCCCATTGCTCGGCAAAATGCTCCGTTGCGGGCTGGCCATCCCTCTTGAAGAACCGCACCCCTGGACGCTTCAGCTCAATGAACAAGCCGTGATACCCTTTCCTTGGCTCAAAGATGAGCAGGTCTGGTATCGCCCTTGACGAGCGGAGTTTAGCGGTCTTCACGGCAAGGCCCATTGGCAGTCGTATTCCCGATAGGTCGGAAGTGAATATCGCTTGTGGGTAATTGAGTCGGATGTAGAGGCACAGGCTCTTTTGGAGGTCGTATTCGGATTGTGCGGGAACCTTTGGGCTTGGGCATTTCTTCATTCTTTGTTAGGTCGTTGTCGTTGTGTATCGTTTGCCAAAGATATTCCTCACCCGGTGAGAGAAAGGCTTAGAGCCTTTCTTCTCGTCCGAGATGATTAGAGCCATAACAAACACAAGCAACACGAATGCAAAGACGAATCCAAGGGTTATCCAAAGTGGAGCAAAGCACCACATCCAAGTCAGCCCCGAATTTGGAAACACAAGTTTCACGATGCACAGCACTCCCGATAGGAATGTCGGCCATTTTGAAAACACTTCCATTAGAACGGCAAGTCTTCTTTTTGAGGTGATAGGCTATCGCCTTGGTTTGAATTGGGCTTCCAGGTATTCAGCTCAGCATTGTGAGTGCCATACTTGTCGGCTTCACGCTTCGGCCAACAGGCGATACGGACATAGCCCTTTTCATCACGATGCTGTTGCAGAAAGGCAACGAACTGATCCACATTGCAAGACATCTCAAACAACTCCTTCCCGGAGATGAGTTTCTTGTTAATGTAAATCCCCTTTGCGTACACTTTTTGATTTGATTGGTTTGACATTTTTTAAGATTTTATGGTGTGGTTTTTGTTTTCGGTACCCTCTCTCTTCAACTCGTCTATACCTATGGGAGTACCATTCAGAGGCAGAGACCGTGTAATTCTTGGGATGCGAATACGCATCATAGCCTTCCTGATAAGCACTCACGAGGTGCTTGGTTTCAGTTTCCTTCATCTTCATTACTCGCTTGACGATGTCTTGCTTGATGACCAAGGGTGGCAGGGTGGATAGCCAATCCAATAATAGCTCTATGGGGGTTGATTTTCTTCGGAATCTCATTCTATGGAGGTCACTTTGATAATGCTAACAGACTCACATTGTTGCATATCTACAATCGGTTTGATTTTATCTTGTAATACCTTATTTGCGCCATCCATACTATCCCAAAAGCCGTAATACATATCTGGCTCGCTCTTGGATTTCAGCAAAACAATGTACTTGCATTGAAACTTCCCCATCCTAATAGACCGCTGATTTTCAATCGCCTCGGATATAGCCCTTATATCCTGTCTTGTGCCTCGGTTATTGGCTACAATATCTGATTCAATGACCCGAATGGAATGAATAATGGTAGAATGGTCTTGGTTAAAGTATTTCTTCCCAATCCAAAATTTTGAGATATTGGTGTACTTACGAATCATATAACAAGCTACTTGCCTTGCGCGAACAATATCCCAAACACGGGTCTTGCTATGAATCTTATGTCTGTGGATTCCATAGTAATCCGACACGATGTTAATGATGATCTCCGCCATTGCGTGTTCAATCTTTCCTATCATTTTTGCTTTCTTTTTAGACTTCTCTTTTCTTTATCGCTTGCAACAACGGTAACGGTCAATCCGCAATAAGGACAATACGGCCCTCCCTTGATGTCCATTTGAGCCTGAGTGGCCTCATGACCTATTAAGCCGTGTTGCTTGCACATTCCTGCGTATTTCATTAAAAAGGGGCTTTTATGGTTTGCATCTTCTCCTCAAAGGTAGGGATGTTTCCATTAAAATCCAACACTTTTGTGTATTGAAGTTTAATTCTACCCATTGCCGTACCAATCTTTCCATTCCTATTCTTCCTTACGAGGATTTCAAGGAGGTCAATGAGTTCTTGTTTCTGCGGATCATTGTCTTCCATATACTC